GCGATCGCGTGTGCCGGTGTGATCGCCGGGGGAGTACCGCTGTGGGAGGTGCCCGCCGAACAGGAGCGGGCGGTGCTCGACATCGATCTCGGCGGTGTGCTGAACCTGGCCAGGGTCGCGATTCCGGCCCTGCTGCGACGGCCGGAGCCACGCAGCGGCCGGTTCCTCGCCGTCGCGTCGGCCGCCGCCACCCGAGGGCTGCCGATGCTTGCCGCCTACTGCGCGGCCAAGTCGGGTGTGGCCGGGTTGATCCGTGCGCTGGGCAGCGAACTGGGCGGCGACTACTCCACTGTCGTGATCGGCGCGCCCGCCTACAGCGCGGCCATGGAGACGATCCCCAATCTCTCGTTCTCCATCTCCGACCCGGACGGCAAGCTGCTGTGGTCGCAGGGCAACGTATGGGTACGCGGCTCGCACGTGTCCTATCAAGACTTGTCTCTGCGCATCGACACCATCGCATTCGTGCCCGGTGACGTGGGTACCGGGGCGCTGAGCATCACCTGCGTGGACGACATCGTTTATCGGCTACAACAACTGACCGGGCCGCGCACCGTGTCGGGCCAATCAGCATCCCAGTGGATCGCCGAAGAGATGCGCATCGCCGGTATCGACCCGAATCAATGGCTACTGGCCGAAGCCGTACCTACCCAGTCGCAGATCAGCCGGGACGTGCCCGACCAATCCGGCACCGAGTCCTCCGGCAGCGCTCCTAGTGCCTGGACAACGATCGTGCGACTGGCCAGCGAACTGGGCAAGCGGGCGTTCATCTCCGGTCGTCGCCTCGTGTTCGGATCCAGCGCGTTCGCCATGCAGTGGACCGCGCCCGGCCCGGTTCGGCTGTCCTGGGACGAGCTGGACTGGTCCGAGCGCTTCCTGACGCTGCCCTCGGTGACTCACGAGTCGGTGTCCAGCAACTCGAATGTCGCGGAGTGCAAGGGAAAGATCCCGTTGAGCCGAGCGAAGTACTTCCGTCCCGGCGTGCCGGTCATCGTCCGCAACGTGCCCGCGCTCGCGGCGGCCAGCTGGATCAGCCTCATGTGCTTCGATGTCGCCTTCACGCTGGGCACCGACACCGACGGCGCCGACATCACGCTGGTGGCGCCGGTCAATCCGCCGCCGCAGCCACCCACCAGTGGCACGTCGGCCGGAACGAACGCCGGATCCACCTCCAACGGGTCCAGCGCCAGCGGTGGCGGAGTGGACGGCCAGATGGCACAGTTCGTCGCGCTCGCGCTCAAGCAGGCCGGAAAGCGCTATGTGTACGGCGCCTACGCCTCTCCGACCAATCCGAATCCGACCTCGTTCGATTGCTCGGAACTCGTACAATGGTGTTGTGAAAGAGTAGGAATTACCGGCTGCCCGCGCACGTCGACCGAACAGCGCGCGTGGTGCTCAGAACATCACACCACATTGTCGGTGGCCACCGCGATCAAAACCAAGGGTGCATTGCTGTTCGCCAACGGCCACGTCGCCATCAGCCTGGGCAATGGCCGCACGATCGAGGCGATGAATCCAGCCGACGGCGTGCGGCAGGGCAATGCGAACGGCCGTCGAGGCTGGATCGCCGGTGGCCGGATCCCGGGCGCGAAGGGCTACCTGTGACAACCAAGAGAGTCACCACGTCCTCGTGGATACTCATCCGATCGGGTGAATCTAGTCGATCGGCGTGACTCGGCACCCGACCCCCGACCTACGAGAACCGGTGAGGATATGACCAGCGCGCGCGGACACTACGGCGCCAACCACCGGGGCAGCATCATCAAGGCCGGTGACCTCGACGGCACCTACACCGTGTCGATCCCCAGTCTCGCGCCCGGCCTGGCCTGGGGGCCGATCCCCGCGCTGATCCCCGGCCTCGTATCTGGCGATCCGGTGCTGGTGTGCCAGCTGGGCACCACGCAGTCCGAGCTGGTGATCGTCGGCAAGATCCCCGGCACCCTGCCCGGCTTCGCCGACATCCCGGGGCTGAGCGCCGCGCTGGCCGCGAAGGCGGACGAGGCCGACCTGACCACGACCCAGGGCGAGATCACCGCCCTGGACACGCGACTGACCGGCGACGAAACCACCATCGGCGCCAACGGGACGGCCATCACCGCCCTGAGTACGCGGATGACCAGCGCAGAAACCCGGCTGACCACCGACGAGACCACCCTGACCTCACATGCCGCCACGCTGACGCTGCTGACCGCCGAACGCGACTACAGCCACGGCAACGACGTCGAGATCAGCCACGACTACCTGTCCACGATGGCCCGCGCCCTGGTCACGTCATCGATCACCCTGACCGGCGGGCACGGCTACTACGTCAAGATGCGCACACACCGGGCCGTCAATCTCAACGTGATCAAGACGTGCCTGGCCGTCGCCGGTGCGGGTGGCACGCTCAAGATCGCCGCCTACGCCGGGCCCGACACCTCCGCCCTGATCTACCAGGGCACCGCGAACCTCTCGTTGGCCGTGGGCCGCCAGGACTGGTCACTGAGCAGCCCCGTCGCACTGGCCGCCGGTGACTACCTCGTGGTCGGCATCCTGGCCACCGGCATGAGCGCGGCGCCGAGCCTGTCGTGCAGCCCCTCGGTGTCCACGACGCTGCTCAATCAAGACGCCACGGTGCTCACCGCCGTATCAACCACCGCGTCCACCCTGACCGCGCTGCCCACCTCGGCACTGAACCTGGCCACCCTGACCGGCTACAACCTGCTGGGTCAGATCCCCTGGCTGGCGGCCAGTCCGTGACCCGCCGCGCGGCTACCCGGACGCCCGGGACGGACGTGCGACGATGCTCGACGTGGACGTACGCGTGATCAGCTTCCCTTTCCGGCTCGACGCCACCGGGTCGGTGGCCACTGTCGAGCAGGACTCGGACCCGGAGATCGAAGAGGAGATCGCCATCGCGATGCTGGTCCGTCCCGGTGAGCGCATCCAGGCGCCCACCTTCGGCGTGGCGGACCCCAGTTTCGATGGCTTCGTTCTGGGCGCCCTCCAGCGTCATCTGATCGACTTTGGGCCGGACATCCAGGTCACGCAGGTGGGACAGTCGCAGCTGGCCGACGGCAGTGAACAGGTCACGATCTCCTGGACCCGCAATCCGCAGCCGCAGGGAGTGCCGATCACATGACGCAGCCCTCACCGGACATCACCGCGTACGTCGACCTGCGCGTCTATGACACCTCCGATCAGGACATGATCGACACAGCGCTGTCCAATCTGCGACTGAATTTGCCCGGGTGGATTCCGCGCGAGGGCAACGTAGAGTCACTGATCATCGAGTCGGTCGCGCTGATCTACGCCGAGCTGGTCGTGGCGATCAATCGACTTCCCGGCGCCGTCGCCGAGGCGATCATCACGATGGCGGGCGTCGAGAAGGACTACGGGCAGCCACCCGACGCCACCGTCACCCTGACCTTCGGTGACACCCTGGGGCACACCGTGCCCAGCGGCACGCGCATCTACCTGCCGCTGGGCGACGGCAGCACCGTCACACTCCTGGTCGAGCCGCCCGGCCTGGTCGTGGCGCCCGGCGACAGCAGCGGCACCATCTCGATCATCGGCGACACGTTCACCGCCGCCGCCAACGGCACCCCCACCGGTACCGCATTGATCATGGCCGATCCGCTGCCCTTCGTGGACAGTGTCGTACTGGCCAGCGATGTCGCCGATGGCCGTGATCCGGAGACCGACGACTCGTGGCGTGACCGGGGCGTGGAGGAGTTGTCCCGTCTGTCCGCCGCGCTGGTCGTGCCCGCGCAGTTCGTCGCCTACGCGCTGGCCCAGGCCGGTGTGTCGGCCGCGATCGCGCTGGACCTGTACAACCCCGTCGGGGGCGGATCACCCGGCGACGATCCGGGCTACATGACCGTCGCCGTGCTGGGGCCCGGCGGCACGACACTGTCCACCGGTGCGAAAGCCGATCTTCAGGCCGCCATGCAGGCCCAGGCCATCAGCATCCTGATCGTCTCCGTGATCGACGCCACGATCGTCACCGTGCCGGTGGCCACCAAGGTCGTGCCGATCTCCGGCGCAGACTTCTCCGTCGTCCAGACGGCCGTGTCCGACGCGATCGCCGCCTATCTGAATCCGCTGGCCTGGACCACCGGCGCCACGATCTATCTCAACGAGATGATCAGCCTGGTCGACCAGGTGCCCGGCGTGGACCGCGTCGTGACCCTGACGATCAATGCCGTGGCCGCCGACTTCGCCATCACCGGCGTGGCCGGGCTGCCCGACGCGGGCACCGTCACCGTCACCCAGGGGCCCTGATGACCACGCCCCTGATCAGTGAGCCCCTGCCCGGTGACGGGCAGGTGCCCTACATGTCCGCACTGACCCAGCTACTGTGGGAGCGGCTGCCCGAGATCTACGCCACGATGGACGCCCGCGACCTGACGTGGAGTTTCAAACGCTACCTCGCCGCCATCACCGAGTCCGGCGGCGCGGTCAGCGACACCTACATCGGCATCGACGGGGATCGGCCGCTCGGGCCGCCCGCCCCGATCCCGTGGGGGCTAACCGATCAGGACCTCGCCAACTGGCGGGCGGCCCGCACCTCCCGC